GATGAAGCTTTGACTTATGTCCGAGGGATACTTACCGACGGCATTTATCCATTGGTTTGCCTATTGATGGATATGTTCGTAGCACCAGGTCAGCAACCATCTGGCAAATACGCTACAGCTGAGGATAATACTTTCCTCAATGTATTGATGCTGATGTATGCTTGGTATTCTAACCCAGCTATAAATCGGGATGCAGACAAGTTCTTTGAGAATAATGGTACACAGGCTTTTGGCGACGATTTGTTGAATGGAGTTGCAGATAAATACACAGAGGTATTTAATGATGTGTATTATTCAAAATTCTGCAGGGACCATTATAACATGGAGTATACGAATAGTGAAAAGGGTGAAGTTGTGAATCCGTTTACGGATATTAACGACATCACTTTTTTGAAGAGGAAATTTGTCTGGTCAGAACTTTTGAACAGATATATTGCTCCATTAGATATGGATTCTATTATGAAGACATTATCGTGGAGAATGGTTTCCAAATCCGTGACCGAGTCAGATCAGGTTCTATCTATGGTAACTTCAGTTCTTTACGAGCTGTGGTTCCATAGTGACAGAGGACAATATGACTCCATGCGATCCTGGCTCATCGAAGGATTGCAAAAACACTATGGTGTTTTGATTGGAATAGAGTGTGAAAAATTGCCAACATATGACAGTTTACACGCTAATTTCCAAGATACATCGCAGATAATGGGTATCAGCGAGGAAGATTACCCCGATTGTAATGATCCCCTCTACAAAGTCCGTGACGAAAGTCTTGAAGAGGAGGAAGTTTCAATCGTGCCTGACGGCAATGACGGACAAGGTCCTTTAGCCATAGATGCGGCACTGGACGACAATTTATCATCTGCAACCACAACAGATATGACTACTATGAAGCTACGTCTTGAAAAAGAATTAGAAGCTTTAGATGAAGAGAAAATTCTGTCTCAGGAACAGGCAGCAAGATATGATGCACTTGTAACGACTATCGAGCTATTGAAAAGAAGGATTGCCGCTAAGCGACAGCTAGTAGCGGAATCTGGTCAAGAAATTGATATGAAGACGGGTGCGGTCTCAGACATGGAAATGCATGAGACCATGACGGATGTGGGAGGAAATGCGGCGCCCCATGAGGACGTGCCGATTGCCCCACATTCCATTTTGCAGGCAGCAGATACTGATCTAGAAAATTTTTTCCGAAGACCGGTAAAAATTTTTTCCGGAGAGATACCTCTCTCCGGAGATTATGATAATTACCTGCAACCATGGG